TCTAAGCAGGTTCAAGGTCAAGCTGATGCTCCTAACTTTGAGTTGCAAATCAACTATGATGGTACTCAATGGGATCCAGCCGTATTTCCTGGTAAAATGGTCGGCGATGGTATTGTTCACGTATTTCGTGTAACTATCCAAAACGAAAAACCAACCGGCACAGGCGCAACTGCTTACGCATCATCTGCTGGTGGTATTGGTACAAAGAAAAACTCCTCTTACTACTTCTTTGGTAAATTGGAAGCGGTATCTGTACAGCCTAATCTGGCTGATGCTAACATCGGAACGTTGACCTTGTCAATGCAGTCTGATATGTTCGGAGCTTACACAGTTTAATATCATGACTACGCCAGATAAAGGCAATTTTACATTGCAATATGTCATGGACGTGACTGAAAAACACGTCCTGCTTGATATCAACAAGAGTGTAGAGAAGACACTATCTCGCATTCCTGATTTCGTTGATGACAGCAAGAAAAATTTAGAAATACTAAATACACTTTCATTACTTGAAAGCCTAAAGAAACAAACAATGGAGTTCTTCAATGCAATCTCTTCAAAATGATAATAACTCAGGTATTCTGAGCTTCGTAGGCAAACGCATGAGCAAGAAAGTTAACTTTTTAGACGGCAGTCTTGTCATCTATAAATTAACTGTAGACCAGGTAGATGAAATACGTAAGCTTTTAATTACGCAGACTGAAAAAAATCTGCTATTGCAAAAGAAACGTGAAAAAGATCTGGAGCGTAAAGCCAAGGCTGAGCTTGATGGTATTACACTAGAGGATATCGAAGATGATGACAATATGGAAGATTACTCTGTTGTACATACTGTATTGAAGTATGGTGCGGATAATGGTGCTAACTTAACAATTGATGCGCTGAAGCAACTACCACTTGAAGAACTGTCCAAACTGTCCGAAACTATCCTTGAGTATTCAGGAGTTAAAGATAAAGAAAAGAAGTCTTAAGTGAGGACAGGTTAGCTCTGTTTGAGTTAGCCTACTTGCTCAAGGTTCCTTACGTAGATGAACTAGGGGGCCGCCTTCCCTATGAAACATTCTTGGAATGGTGGGCCTACTTCGAGCAGCGTCCTCCAGATTGGCGAGATGATGATCGTTTTTCTAAAATACTACAAGCCCTGGGTGCTAAGGGATCTCCTGATAAATACTTTGCCACCTTAAAGCCGATCTATAATCCAGAGAAATCTGATAAAAATCTTAAGAATTCTACTTTTTGGAAGTTTGCAAAAGCCGCTATAGGAGGTGACAACCTTGCTGAAATGCAAAGCGAAAATGACCAAGATTGAATTCGATGCTAGTGTTCTAGAAAACAAAATTAAGAAGGAGCTAATATCAGCTCTTAAAGCTGCTACACCGGTTAATACCGGGAAGGCCAGAGATGGTTGGGCGCTTATAAATGACAAGATAGTCAATGATGTTGAGTACATATCTCAATTGAACAATGGAAGTTCTGAGCAAGCTCCACCATTTTTTATTGAAAAGGTTGTACTAGCGAATCCTAATGTCAAGGCACATGGTTTGATTGTACGCTTAAAATAACTGGCCCCTTCGGGGGCCTTTTTACGGGAATTAAAGATGTCAGGTGTTGAACTAGAGTTTCAATCCAACGCCAAATCCACGGAAAGAGATTTGGAGGCATTAAATAGGCAATTGAGATCAATATTCTCTACTGCAAATACCTCGAAAACAATTTTCCCAGATTTGACTCCAACGCTAAACAAAAACACAAAGTCCTTAAAAACCTTTAGCAAAGAAGCTGATTCTGCAGGTAAAGGGATTGACAGGATGTTTGGACGAATTACAAATAGCATCCAAGCACTAGGTCTATTAGGGCCTGCATTGGATGCTTTGACTACACCACTCAAAGCTTTTAAAGGGTATGGAGACGGTGTTTTGAATCTGAATAGCAAGTTGCGCCTTGCTACAGAGTCTACAGAAGAATTCTTAAAAGCGCAAGGCGATGTTAAAGATATTGCAAAAGATACTAAGAGTTCGCTTGGAGATATAGGATCCTCATATGCTGGATTGTCACTTGTCTTAAAAGATAAAGGCTTTAACGGTGATGCTTTAACAAAATTGACATCTTCTATTACTAAAGCCGCTAAACTTGGAGGCGGCCCTATAGATTCAATAAATGCCGCATTGTTTCAGTTAAGACAAGGATTGGGCGCAGATGCTTTAAGGGGCGAAGAATTAAATTCAATTATCGAGCAAACGCCCTATCTAGCTAATATTTTACGAAAAGGGCTAGGAATGACCACTGCTGAAATGCGTAAAGCTGCAGCATCAGGCGAGCTGACAGCAGCAGCTGTGGCAGACGCTATCACATCAATGACGGCTCAAATCGATAAAGATTTTAACACTTTAGCGGTAACCTCCGAAGTTGGTGCAAAACGATTTGAAGGTGCTATGTCCAACATGCTAGGAGAGCTTAACGTCGCATTAGGTATTTCAGAAAATTCAGGCAAATTCCTATTGAAGCTTGCTGATAAAATAGAGGCTTCCACACCTGCAATGATTGTGGCTATAACGAATCTTAAAGACAGATTACGTTCCAAATTCAATGAATTTAAGTTTGAGATACCATTACTGCTGAAAATTTCAAAAGATTTTGTATTTGATAAGTTACAAAGAGTAGCAGGAGCTCTTGATGTCAATATTGATTTTGATGTTTCAATAGATGCGCTGAAAAATTTATTCGAAAAACTGTCTATTACCGCAAAGAATGGATTGTCTAGATCACTAACCTATGTTAATGACTTCAGTGTGAAAGTCAGGAGAGCTTTCTTTGAAATCTATGATGAAGTAGTAGGTCATTCATGGTGGCCTGATACTATTGATGGTATCGTTGAAAAAACATCGGACCTTGATAAAGTAGTTACAAAAGTTAAATCATTTGCAGGCAACATCACAAGTAAGTTTGCTGATATCTTTAAGAGCGTTAGACTGCCCTCTTTAGCTGAATTTGGAGATTCAGTAAGGGCGGCTATCTCTAATATCGATTTGTCTTCCACTATGAAAAAGTTTAGTGATAACTTAATAGTCAGCTTAGTAGCTGCATTTGCTATTGGATCCGAATCTGCGTTGTTTAGCGGTATTGGTGTATTGTTAACGGCTGGTTTATTAGAGGGTCCTCTAAAAACCTTTTCTTCAACTTTTGGTACATCACTAGCAACAGAGATTGGTAATGCTTCTGAAGATGTTGGTAAAGCAGTTGCCAAAGGGCTAGTAGATGGCATATCTGTCGGTTTTTCTGTGTTACCAGATTTTACTAAGGGTTTTGTAGAAGATTTGGTGCCACTTCCAGAAGTGTTGACTAAGACATTTTTAGCTATTACTCCACTTGGCAATCAAGTAGTATCTACTTTGATAGCTGCATCGGCAGCGTTGGCTGTATTCTCTAGCGATTTTAGAAAATTCGCTACTACTGCGCTATTTGGCTCTAAATCTCGTGGTGGCAAAGCGGCTGAAGAAGGGCTTATAAGTCTTTTAGGAATTTCTAGCGACTTACCTAGTAGATTATTTCCTACTTCACTCCAGAAGAAGACTGCAGCCATCGGAGCTACGATCTTATCAACAGCCATGCTTGATAGTGTGGATCTTGTTAGTACATTATTACCAGCAACTCCATTTCTATTACATGCCTTTATTGGTGGGGATGCGGGAGCAAAGTTATTTAGAACAGTAAATACACTTGGCATAACACTGGCTAAGAAGCTAACAGTAAGTATCCTAAATACTATAGGATTAGAGGGTCTTACTTCTAAATTGTTTGATAAGGTGAGTACTACTGCAACAACTAACAGGGCCATTAACTTCTTTTCAAAATTAAAAGATCTTTCTAAGAACACATTCGCCAATTTTGAAGCAAATTCTGATAAGTGGCTGGATGGCTCGATGTCACTAACTGATTCGTTAAAATCTCCAAAAGTTAACGATGTAATGCTATCAAAAGGATTTGCAGACTTTGATATCTCCGCATTAAAAGATAAGCTTAGTATGCAATTCGAGTCTATCAAGACCGCTGCTAAGGCTGCTTTCGGAAGCCTGATGATGAGCTTAAAAGCTGTAATGGGTTCAGTTTGGAACATTACTAAGGCTTTTGGTAGAATGATCACACCAGCTTCATTTGGTACCACCTTACTACTATTCTCTCAATTTGCAAGTGCTGCTGATTCAACGGATGACGCGATTGGAAGGTTAACTAAGCAGCTGGCATCATTTGCCACCGCAATCTTTGCAGTATCTGGTGCCTTCGCTGTTGCAACAAGATACTATAGAGAATTTGCTAAGGTAGAAGGATTTATGGTAGGATTGTCTGCCGCTAGAAAACTACTTGTTGCAGACTTTACAAAAATGTCACAAGTAATCAACGATTGGAATAGCTCCATAACAGGCTCATTGAGTAAAGACGCTTTTGGAAAGCTAGGCAAAAAATTAATTACTTCCTTAAAAGGCTTGTCGCTAAATGTAAAAGGCATCATCGGTGGGCTAGTTGTGGCCCCTTTATTACTAAACGCGTTATTTGGGTCTAAAGAAGAAATTAAGGCGAAGGCAGCTGAGATATATGACAGCATCAGAGGTGTTTTAAGCCTTCAGCCAATAACTCAGGAAGGACGAGCAGCTGCTCTAAAAAGCGGCTCTGTTGGTCTAAATATGAATGGCTCTGATGCATTATTCGCCAAACGTATTGATAATAAGGCACTTGAAAGCTTGACTGACAGTGAGTTTTTACGGCTAAGAAATTCCCTAGAAAATATTTATGGTGATTTAGAGCAATTAGAACGTGCTAAATTAGAACAAGGGTATCTGACTGAAGAACAGCTGAAACAGCAAAATAAGTTGATGGAGACTACCAATAGGCTGTTAGGTGCTAGATCTAATCTTACAGAAAATAGGTTAAATGTGACCACTCCTGCTGATCCTAATTACGGGAGCAGATTGGAATCGTTATTCGGTACTTTTGATAATTTTAATAAAAGATTGTTAGGCTCTAGTTTTGTACTAGATGAAAACACTCAAAAATACAGGCGTGTGAATGGTATTCTAGGGGATTTTGCAGATTGGTGGACTTCTGAAGGTTTTCTATCAACTAATTTTAGAGAATCCGCTAAAACTTTGATGAGTACTCTAGAAGATGTTGGTAAGAAATGGTTAGATGCTGTTGAGTATCTCTCAGACATACCAGATAAGCTTGTAAAACTAGGGCGTCAACGTGCTTTGAAGCAAGCTGGTAGTTTTGATAAAGGATTTGGTACTGCTATTCTGCAAAATAACACAGCAGCTGAAATCGATGCTGTAAATTTGCAAAATGAAGTCAACTCACTATTTGATAAAGTAGGCGGTTCCTTATCTAAGGATCAGCAAGT